TCGCTAAAGTCTGGCGGGATCCGTCGCAGGACATGAATGAAGCCGCAGCACTGCCAGCGCGAATGATCAGCGCAAGGACAGAGGACCATTGGCAGAGCATCGCAGACGACCTAGAGTTGCTCCACGTTTATTGTGCCATCGCACACATCAAGTCATTCGCCGACGGCAAATTTGCAATCGGAATGCGTGCTGTGACCGACGAGGAGGAGCGCGCCGCGCAAATGCTCTCGGACATGCCCGATGTCATTCGCAACGCTACAGGCAGGCGCAACGGCGGAAAGATTGCTGCCCGATTTGACGCAATCTGGATGCCTGCCATGTTCGCATGGGTAAAAGCATGGGTGGCCAATTACCTAGAGCTGAAAGACATCTGGAAGGCAGCCAATCCCGCAATCAAGATCGAGCGCGAGGGTTTTCCGCTCGTCATCCCAAAAGGTCCACAATTTGAGAAACTAGCCCGTCGTTGGGTCAAATAACCAAAAAAGAAGCATGAGTGAAATCACCATCGAAGACATCGAAAAAGACAACAGCGTCACGCCCGACATCGTGGCCGCGCGTAGCCGATCCTACCAGTTTAAAGGGAAGCCCCTCAAGCCCTTTTCAAAATCCCGTTCCACCGCCGCGCGATGCATGGGCAACTCCCTCTTCCTCGGTCGCGCAAGACCGGATGAGAACGGAGTCTGGGACCAAATTACGCTAGACTCCATCATGGTTGTCTGGCTTTGCTCCGTAGACGATTCCCGCGTTGCCCGTGCCTGTCTCAATCGCGATCAGGCGATCATTGAAATGATGGGATGGTGGGACAAGGAGGGCGGAGAAATCGGAGGCGCGGAGGAGATCGAAGCCGTCCAGCTTCTGAACATGATCTGCGAGGACATCCAGACCGTGTCCGCATCTGTTGAATCTCCCTCCGGTGGCCGCGACACCTCCAACGTGGGGGAGTGATCGGGAGCGATGCCGACTACGTTTCCACCGTAGCAGCAAAGCTCCCCGGCCAGACTTGGGCATATTACATGGACGAGCTGCCGCTCTGTATCGGTATGCAATTGCGCAACGCGGACCTTTTTGAGCGCGGCTGCGACATCGTGCCACCAGGCAGGAGCGCATCGGCAAAGATGCAGGAGATCCTTGGCGAACATGCGGAAGCGTGGTTTAGTTGAGTATGGACAGAATAACGGCATCGGTTGACGTTCGCGAGTTTATGGCTGCATTGCAGGCATACGAGAAGGAATCGTCGCGAGATTTGAAAACCGTTGTGAAATCAACGGCAATTGATGTTGCGTTCAAAGCTAATCAGTCAGCAACGGCAGCAAAGAAAACTTCGATTCCCAATCTGAAAACCGGGCTTTTTAACGCGCTGGCAGCAAAGGCCGGATTTACTCGCGGCAATGGAAACCAAAGGGAGGCCGAACGTCTTTACAATCGCCGCATCTCCGCGATCAAATACAGCAAATCGCTGTTTTTGAAAATGGCGCAGGATCTTGGCGCAAAGGTCGCATCGCTCCGCAAGAAGATCGAAAACGCAGGAGCGGAGGACAAAGGCACGATTTTGATTCCGGCCATTGAACTTACGATTGAAGGCGTTGACATGGACCACGCCAACAAAGTCTTGGCTCCAGCATTGCAGGAGGGCGTCAATAAAAGCGCCGCCAAAATGCGCCAGCGGATTGCAGACAAGATCGCCAAACGCGCACAGGCTCATTCAGGAAGAGGAAGGTGATGCAACGCTTTTCAATCAAGGCGCTCTCCTCGATGTTTCGCACCAATCGCGAGACAGTGGAAAAACGCGCCTCGCATCTGGGGTTGAAATTCGAAGAAGGGGACAAAGGCGCAAAGCTCTACGACATCTTTGAGATTGCCCAGCTTCGCCCTCCTCCAGCTCGTAGCGAGGGGGCAATGTCTTTGGAGGAGGCGAGGACGCGAGAGGCTACAGCACGCGCAGAGGGGCTGGAAATGGACAACGCGCGGAAGAGGCGGGAACTGGCCAACGTAGATGAGCTAATGGCCGCTCAGAACGTCCTCTTCGACGAGATCGCAGCAATGATCAAGAAATCGAAAATGACCGACGCTGAAAAGGAGGATTGCCTGAGCGTGATTTCTTCGGTTCCTCGGAAGTGCTGGGGCGAGCTTTAAACGTTACCGGGAGGCGCTGGCGCTTTGCCTATCGCCGTAGACAGCCCTGCCGCTTCTAGCTTGGCATTGTCCGCCTCATTCTCGGCAATGATCTTGTCGATGTTCAACCCGCGATCTTTCGCCGCACGCTCTCTGGAATTGAGCGACAAGGCGATTTCTCGCTCGATGGCCTCGATGTCGCCCACAGGATCAACCCAAGTCCACGTTCTGCCGGAGAACTCGACGTGAGAAAGGCGGTCAAAATCAAGGAGGGTATAGCCTTCAATCCTACCCATTAAAAGGGCCATTCGTAGCCAACGCTCGAAAAGCGGAATCTCAAACGTGTCGATGAACCAAGAGTGGAGAATCTTGTAGATGTCGCGCTCTGAAAGGACGCCCTGCCGGATGCTGGAGTAAGAAACGCCCTCAAGATCCTGCGCCCAAGTGTTATAGTTGACGTAAATGCCGGGGCTGACTCCGCGCAGAATAGCCTTTCGGAAGTCCGGCATCGCACTATTCGGATGCGCCGGATCAATCATTTGGGCCTCGACGCCATGCGGGAGCGTCTCAAACGTGCCTGGTGCAGAGGGCGCAATGGCCTTGCCGTCATCGTCCTCGTCGCCAGTGTATTGCGCCTCGCCAGTTTGCTTGAAGAATCCAAGCTTGTTGGCGCTGATTCGGGCGGCAATTACCTCGGCCTCTTCAAACTTGGCCAGATGGCGAAGACGCAGGAGGGCGTTTGCCAGCCACGAATAGCCTTGGCTCTGGTTGATGCGTCGAGCAAGGAACGTGTGGATCATGTTGTCACCAGGCACTGCGAAAGTCTCGCGAGTGTAGCGACCGCTCTTAGGATCCATCTTGCGCAAGTGATACCGAATCGGCTCATCCCATTCGTCAAACTCCACGCCCATGTAAATACGGGCGGCATCGTTTCGGTGGTGCGGATCCAGCGCGTCGATCTCGATGCCCTGCGCAGCAAAGCGGAAATCGTTTTTTGGAAAGCCCTCGATGGTGCGGGTCAAGAATCCGCCATCGCGAACCGCAGACCGCAAGGCGAGACGCTCAAAAGCAGCGCGTGAAAACTGGCGCGTGACATCGAAATTGCCACGGCGTGAGAAATCCTCCCAAGCCTCCTCAACCTTCGCTCTCGCGTTGTTGTCGGCGCTATTGGACAAGCCTTTTTTGCTTCTCGCATCTGCTCGACGGGCAAGCGATTTCATGCGGATGCCATGCTGGCCGATCACATTAGATTCCAAGGCCATCAACGCCCCCTCGATGTAGCCGTCATTCCGCTCAGAATCCCGCGCACGGTCGCGCAATGACTTAGCATCCTGCTTGATCGCGTTGTCCGCTGGGCCTGTCCCGGCGACCCAGTCGTTAGTGTATCGAGTGCCTTTGGCCGCGTCGAAATTGCGCGTGCGAATGGGCTTGTTGTTGGGGCCGTATAGGAGAGGTTTCATTCGAAGCGGGAGTAAATGGTTCGACCGTTGGAAAGGCCAGCGTCTGCGCGAGCCTTGGCGATCTCGGTGTCGAGGTCCCGCCGGTATTTGGTCAAAAGTTCGCGAGCGTCCATCAAGGAGATCTTGGTAATCGGCACGCCTCCGACCGTGTAAGTCTCAAGTCCTCGGCCTTCGTCGTCTGAGATTCGGCCTTCAAGGTGCGCTTCTAAAGCTTTGACCATCTTTCGCGCATGACTCGGCAGCGGAGCGCGATCCGGCGGGGCTTGTAGCGTGATATTTCCGATGGACTCAACCGACCGAATCCCGGCCACCTCGAGCGTCAAGGCAACAACATAGATCCCGGCTGGAAGGTTTGCCGTTTTTTCGGGCGCATAGGTGGCGGTTGCCGTCGTATCTGAGACTGACAGCGGAACAGTGACCACCTCGCCCGTGTCAATGCTGCGGAAATGAGCCGATCCTGTAGCGCCTGACGTTACAGTTGCGGTAAATTCCAACGATTCGCCGCAAAATGCGCGGGAGGGTAAAGCTGCC